CACCCTGAAGACCGATAGAGCCCTGAGCGCCGATTGCGCCTTGCGGACCTTGGAGACCAATGTCACCCTGGAGACCTTGGAGACCTTGGAGACCGATTGCGCCTTGCGGACCTTGGAGACCAATGTCACCCTGGAGACCTTGGAGACCTTGGAGACCAATGGAGCCTTGCGGACCTTGGAGTCCGATGTCACCTTGGAGACCAATGTCACCTTGGAGACCAATGTCACCTTGGAGACCAATGTCACCCTGGAGACCCTGAAGACCAATGGCACCCTGAAGACCAATGGCACCTTGAAGACCAATGTCACCCTGAAGACCAATGGCACCTTGGAGACCAATGTCACCTTGGAGACCAATGTCACCTTGGAGACCTATGTCACCCTGGGCACCTTGGAGACCTATGTCACCTTGAAGACCTTGAGCACCTTGAGCACCAATGGCACCTTGAGCGCCTTGGAGACCTATGTCACCCTGAGCACCTTGGGCACCTTGGGCACCTTGGGCACCCTGAGCACCCTGAGCACCTTGAGCGCCTTCTTCCCCTCTGACGCCCGACGCCAATGCTATGACCCAAGGTACCTCGGTATCTGCCGACCAAACGGTGCTCCCCGGGGGCTGAAGAATGCCCCGAGTAGCACGATATAACAACTGAGTACCTGAGATTGTAGGTGCAGCTACTGTCCAGTCGACCGTGGCATCAGCAGGGGCACCCGTGTCAGCGTTAAAACCAGGACCCGTAGGTGCTGTTGTAGGTGAATCAATCTTAAACAATGATACTGTTTTATAATTTGTTCCATCTTTTACGTCTGTGATGGTAATTGACGATTGTGCTTCTCTAGCCATGTTGATGTTCCTTATACGTCATATACTTTGCATTCGTAAGAGTAAGTTGTTTTGACAAGAGACTATGGCTCTTAATGCCTGTTTTTATAAAACCTTTAACTTTAAAAGCCATAATAATCTCCTTGTTAATCGGGTAAGTCACCTACCAAACAGGTGAATTGTTGAAACGAAAACACATCTTCTGCGCCTACGGTTAGGTGTCTTAATCCACCTTTTACTTCAGTGTTATCAATGGTTTCAGTGCTTAGGGTATCGGCAGGTACGCCATTAGAGCCGGTAGGTGCTGTTACTTCTGCCCTGCCCGTTGGGGTTGAAGGGTCACCAATAGATAGCAAAGGTCCACCATTTACTGTATCATCTAATAGGAGAGGGAAGCCAGAAGCAGGTAATGTATCGCTTACTGTTATTACTTTCTCATCTCCTGAGCTATTAGTGATCTGCCAGCTGTATGAGTAATCATCGTGATTAGTGCTTAAGACTCCATCTAAGAATACATTCATGGTTAACACAGTAGAGCCTGTACTGTCTCTAAACACGGTGCCAGTGGATGAGGTCATAGTGGTTGTTATAACCGCTGATCTTTCCCCAACTTGAGCTTTACCATAAGTCGCAATAGTATCTGTTGGCCCTATTTTGCGCTGATCAGTAGTTACACCATAAATGCGATACCAGTGTACACCCGCACTATCACCAATGACATGAGTGTAAGAAGCGATACTAGATGGTAAAGTAACTAAAGTGGTCCACTCTTGCGCATTAGGTGTAGCTCGTTGCTGAGTTTCAATTACAACCTGATACATACCAACATCTGAATCTTCATCAACCACCCAAGTCAATGGGACCTCTCTTGAAGTACCTGTGTCTGTTAGATCAAAGTTAGAATCTGGGAAGCCACTTGAGTTTAATGCAGGAAATGTTGGTACTACATCACTTATATCGATTGTAACTCTATTTTCTAGAGTAGGTAAACCAGCTAGCTCCCATCCATAATCTGAAGGAAAGAATCGAATAGCACTAAACTTTACACTAAGGTTAGGTTTAACTTTAGTAGTTAACACTTTTACATAAATAGCATTATTACCAAAGTGCGCAGCTGAGTCTTCTAGCTTTAAGATATCACCCGGCTCATACAAGAAACCCGAGGGTCTTGTCTCAAACTCATATATTTCTCTTCGTGATTGTCTAACCTTGTTGCTTGCCCACGCTTTAGCATGGAAGGCATCGATGAGACCACGAATGTCATACAAGTCCTTTAAGTCCTTCTCGTTATCTTGAGCTAAGAACTGTTTGTGAATACCTGAACCTTCGGGCGGGAATGTGATAGTATCATCAGCATACTGCTTGTTTATGTTGGGGAATCGAACATCTAACTGGTTGTATTTATCAGTGGAATCTGGGTAACTAATTGCTAAATCTGCGGTTAGCTCTGATTCGTCAATAGTGCCAACCTTTTGAATCTTATAAGGCTGGTAGGCTACTCGTCTCCAGATTGAAGTAAACTGTGGGTTAGCACTACCGTCGGTTGCACTAATGTACACATAGAGTCCCGTAGTACCTGCAAATTCTGAAGGGGCATTAGGCAAGACTGAGTATTTCACTACATCACCTGAACTGTATGTTGCTCCAGAATCATAGAGAGCAGGCTCCATTGCAGTCCCTAGTCTAGCCCAATTAGTCCGGGTAGTATCAGGGCTGTCTTGCGAGGTAGCCACTAACAATTCATAAACACTAGCGATGCCTGCAGTAAGACCAGTAGTGGGTGTAAAGACTACTTTATTGAACTTAGTGTAATCAGTATCAGCTACAAACCCGTCAGGATTGTCAACAGGGGTCATGGAGTTAGGCACAACAAGCTTCCACTGACCAGTAGGTGAACGGAAGAACTCTACACCGGGGATTACACCGATGATTGCACTAACATTACCTCGGTGGTTTGCTCCTGTTGAGATAGAACCATTGTACTCGTAGCGTAAGATAGCTTCTGTAGAAGAAATACCGGTAGGCTGTCCAAGACCGTCAAGCCAACCGTTAAGATCGAAACTAAAAGTAGAGAGACCGGTGCCATTAAGATCCATATGTTCCCAATCGAACTCTACTGCTTGACCTTGATAAGTGAGTACTCCATCTTCCCAAGAGTAATCTGTAGGGTACTCGACTTCTAGAGGAGTTGCAGCAGGTAAAGGACCGTCTAAGTCGGTTCCTGTTTGTGCAAAAAGAACACTGTCAGTACCTTGAACTACTTCATTACAAATTAAATAAGCTTTATAGAAAGCTTCAAGATCCACATCATCAATTAAAGTGGCATCAGCAGCTTTTTCAGCCTCTGTATAGAGTTTCCAATTAAGACCATAAAGGCTATTTGTGAGGTAGTCTAGTAACACATATGCAACAGTGTTGTTGTAAGATAACAAATCCTCGGTATCAGCTAGATTCCTAGTTATAGTGTAAAGAGTAGCATGACCTGCCGCAGCAGTAGAAGTAGCCTCAGCACCCGGGGGTGTTATAGTGCGGACCTTTACGCCTTTCTTGATGAAGTACAAAGGTTGAGGGGCACCTGAGAATTGTGGTTCCTCTCTGTCTAGCTTGTAGATGTTAACAGCATGAGTGAGACCAGTAAAGGTACTTGATGCTTTAATCTGACCGCCGTAATACACTGCACCATTACGCCCATCTGGGGTTGCCATTGCGGAACTGGCATTAGAGATTCCAGGTGGATTCCAGTAGCTTGTAGAGAATCCTGAAATTCCCTTATCATTGTATTTTTGGTCATCAGTCCATACAGTCTCAATCTCAGTGATTTCACCCATACCAATGGCTACCTCGGTTGCAAGGTATTCGTTCTTCTTACCATTAGTTACATCTGAAAGGGAAGAGCCTATTCGGGTGCCGTTGAATTTTGCAGCTTTGTGGTTATGGGTGGTAGCTACGAGAGTGCGAACACCACTGGTGCCTATTCGACCGTAGTGTATGTCTAGGGGTTCTGCCGAGTTAGTAACTCTCACATCTTGACCCAGAGAAGCTTCGCGAGCTGCAGCAGCTTTCTTTTTTGCTTGAACAGCACTAACTACACTAACTGCTGTTGAAATAACAAACAGTATGACTTCTAAGCCCATGAGATTTCTCCTTGTTTAATATTTATGGTATTCAAGACTTCTTACCCCATTTGATAGCGTCATCATTAACACCTTCGTGAATAAGATCCATGCTGGTATCAACTTGTGCCTTCCAGTAAGTACTGGTAAAAGCAGGCTCAGTGCCAACGGGGGGTATAAGAATGCACCTGTAAACTACTTGAGCATACTCGACATAATCCCCTACGGCGTAAACAACAGTAGACGACCACAAAGATGCATTTAATGATCTTGCAGTTATTTGATGCTGAGAGGTAGGTGAGGTTAAGTAGGCATTAGAGGACTCTAATTGAGTCAACTGACCAGTAAAAGCTACTTGGCATACAAAGCCATCTCCTTTCTTGCTCCACAATACTGAAGAAGACTGACCAGTATATACATTTAGAAGCTCAGAGATAAGAACTCCATTGTCATCAAAGAAACCTAACTGTACAGTAAGAGGGACGCCAGTTAAAGCACCGCCCGAGACGGTAGTGAACCTATTGCGGATTGCTGCGTTGTTATCAGCGAATGACATAGAGTAGTTATCTCTATCAACAGCGTTTTGAGTATTAGGGGCAGACAACCCTACTAACTCATTAGAAGAGTTAAAAGTAAGGCTACCAACTACAGTATCGCGAGGGGCTTCAGTAATTCTAAAAGTCCTCTCTGCTAAAGTAGCAGGGGGGTCTCCGGCAGGCTTCGCAAATGCACCGCTAGTTGTAGGGAACACTAGGGTTATGAATGCTGCTGCAGTAAGATCATAACCAGATATAGCTGTTTTTAATGCTTGGTTAGTAATATTAAGCATAGTATTCTCTCCAGTAGATAGACAGCACAAGGTTGTTACCTTCATCGTCTAGTGTTAAGTTATTTTTAAAGAACTCAAAGCCCATTGCCTTGAGAAACTTTTGATGCTTTTTATCAGCCTTTGCTGAAACAGCGTAAGCATCAATTTTGTGTTCTCGCTGTAACCTGTCAATAGCAGATCTACAACGCTTACGAATGGTGGGCGACCAGTTGTTCATTTCGCAATGAGCAAAGCCGAACCCGTGTTTATCTTCAAGGGAGATCCCGAAGTCATCATCGAGATAAAGTAGATCCCCCTTTCCTTTTAGTTTATCAGTATTTTTCATTTATCAGTATCCTGTTTGTTTATAGTTATATAGCTACGTTCTCAATCAAGTCAATAGTTGCGTTAGTCATAATACCCCCTGAGTAAGTAACCCCCTCAATCCCATCAGCATTGTAGTAGGCTGTTATGTCGGGGTCAAGGAAATTGACTGTGATATTATCATCATTAACATTTTCGAGCAAAGCAGGAAAGATTGTTATATCAGTTCCCGCAGACAAAACATCATCGTCTGCTACCGCAACTTGATACACTTTAGTATGATTACTAAAAGTAAAAAATCGACCAACAGAAACAATTGCTGTACTGGCCCCTCCAATTCTAACTATTGAGGTGTTAATCCTGTTAATGGTGGAAGCACCTACTGCTACTACATTAAAACCCGTTGAGGTAATAGGGTCTCCGTTTTTGTAAGTAAACTCAGTACCTAAATACTGTGGCATAGGTGCATCATTAAAAGAACTGTGGAGTCCATATTTGACCCTATGGACTGCCAATCTGGCTCCGTGATGATTAGCTGCAGCTGCACCTTTGTTGTTAGAAGGGGCTAAAGTGATAATACATTCCCATCTCTGAGACCCGTTGCTAACTGCTTGTATCCTAAGGTTGAGGGTCTCCGATCTGGAAACCCTTTCCTTACTGTTGATTGTCAATGGCGTAGAGTATTCTAGCCCTAAAAATGTTGGATTAGCCACCTAAGACTCCTCTCTCTGCGAATTGTGATTGAACGTTACTTGCGATTTCGTTACCCATGTCTCGAACTGCTTTACGGGTAGCTTCAGTAACATCACCTGTAACTTGCAAGGTAACACTGCTGTTCATTTGAGTAGGCCCTTTAGAAGCATTACCAGCCTTGCTAATTGTATTAGCTTGTAAATCAGAGTTCATAACAGGCAAAGATTCACCTACCATGCCGCCTTCCGCAAACTTAGGCATGTTGCCAGAGTTAATAGCTGCGAGCAAAGCTCCATACTTCTTAGTAGATTTAGCATTAATGACATATTCGCCATTAGAAAGTGCAGCCATGATAGAATCACTGGTTCCTGTGCCGGGACCTTTAACAGCACCACCATCAGCAAAACCAAATAACCCTAAGCCAGCAGAAAGCAAACCGCCCATTCCACCGCCACCGCCGCCTGAGAACATACCGCTCAAAGAGTCAGTAAGACCAGAGAATACGCCGCCAAGACTATCACCAAAGTTATCAAACAAACCACCCCAACTACCTTCGACACCGTTAAAGATTCCTTTAATGTTTTCTAAGTAACCAGAATTGACCTCTTTAAGACCTTCTAAAGGCAGTACTTCGTCCTTTTTCTTGCCATCCTTGCCATCTTTTCCTAGCGCTTTGTCTTTGAGAGCGTCAAGAGGACTTCCACCTTCTTTGTCAAGACCCATTAAATCGGATACTATTTTGACATAGAAAGGATTTGCTTCAGTACCGTCAGGTGCTTCTCCACCGCCTAATAGACCGCCAAGAGTACCGCCGTCGCCTTCTTTGCCTTTTCCAAACCCAAAGAGACCTTTAACACTATCAACAGCGCCGCCGATCATACCACCAAGGCCGCCTTGTTTAGCAGCGTTAGGATCTTGAGCCATCTTAGCTGTATCATCTCCACCAAGTAAGCCACCAAGGAAACCACCGAGACCACCGGATTCGCCTTCTTCTCCTTTCTTACCGAAGATCATATCGGTAATACCTTGAGATGCGATGTCTTGGAAAGTACCTAAGATCTTCTTGCCTATGTTGTCAAAGATGTCGCCAATATCATTAGCGCCTTCAAATATGCCTTTTACAGTTTCTTGGAAAGAATCACGAATCTCTTCAGCAAGCTTTTCACCACGACCTAATACTTCGTTGAGACGCTCTGCTTCACGAGTGATACCGTTAAGCCCTACTTGAGCAGCAGTTAACTCTTCAAAAGAGAACTTATCTGGGTTTTCTAGGATTTTAGTGAACTCTAGTGCTTTGTCGCTTAGTTTAAGAAGTTCAGCTTGTCCAAACTTAGAGAACTTGCTAAATTGCTCTAAATCAATATCTAAGCCAACATCGCCTAAACCTTCTACAGCTCCTGCTTTTCCTCTGGTTTTCTGCTCTAAAGCAATACTCTCAGCGATCAGCTTTTGTTGAGCTGCAACTAGTTCTTGTGCTCTTGCTTTTAAATCTTCAGTAGAAGCCTTTGCTAAGTTGTCTTGAGCTTGTTCTAGGTTTTCTATTAAGTTAGTGTAGTTAGCCATGCCTTCAGTACCTAACAACTGAAGATCTAGTTTAGAGATTTCAAATCCAAACTTAGTTAAAGCTTTAGAAAGTCTTGCGGGCAATGCTACGCCTACAGCTGTCACTATCCCTTTGTTAATAGCAGCAAGAAGATCTACACCAGCCTTAGCCAGTGCAGCGCCTTCTAGCTCTCCGCTTTCGATAGCTGCTTGTAACTCAGCAATTCTTCTTGTAGTTTCAGCAGGTAACTCAATCTTAAACTCAGTAGTAACACGATTTAGCTTGTTAGCCGCTACATCAATCTCTTGAGAAATGTCTCGCCCTAAATTACCGAATCCTACGTTTAAAGAGTCAGCTAGATTAGAAATGAAACCTTCGACGTTTAGAGCTCGTTTGAAAGGAGCAGGATCTAGCAGAGTAGGAGCCGCATCAATAGCCGATGTTATTGCGTCTTTAAAAGCGTCTTTAACACCAGTTGCTGTAGTAACCGCAGTTCCTGCACCTGATGAAGCTACTTCTTTTGTAGAAGTAAATAAGTCTTTTAAATACTTTTTAGGATCATCAAAGAACTCTCCGATTCCAGAAAAGAAGTCTACAATAGTTTCAAACACGCTAGTGATAACAGCACCGGTTATTGTAATAACAGAAGATACAAGGTTACCTATGGCTTCAAAGATAGAACCAAAGAAATTTAAAATAGGTTCAATAACAGAAACATAAATTGCTTGAGCTAATATAGTTAAAGCCTTGCTAATAACAAGAAGACCTCTAACGAACAAAGATGGCAAGTTAACAACAAAGTTACCAATAGAATCAATGACTCTTGCTGAGAATGAAAATATTGCTTCTATAAATCCAGCTTCAAGATTCAGAATGTCTCTAGAGCCTTCATCGCCTTTTATAAAAGAAGCTCCTTGCTCTTGAATACTAGCATCTAACTCTCTTAACAAGCTTACGGTAGCCTTGTTTTGTTCTAAGGTTTCAGCTTCAAGTTTAGCTATAGTAGATAAATCAGTGTTAGACATTAAATTAGCATCAAGCAAACTAGTTTGAATTCTAACTCCATCTGCAATAGATACCGCAAGACTGTTAAAGTCACTATCAGAAAGCGCATCAACACTAAAGCCCTTGCTAGATAAGTCATCAAACGTAGAACGCAGACTATCATCTTGCTTACCTAGCCCTTCACGAGCTCTACTGTCGGGTACATTCTGTTCACCGATAAGGCCACTAGTGAAGTCTTGTCTGTCGCCTCTGTCTATCACATTGTCTAGTAAACCGACAATCCCTAAGATTCTAGCTTGTGCATTATCTAACTGTCTGTCAAAAGAGTTACCTTCACCAAACAGGTAAAGACCTAGTAGACCTACAAGAGATATAGCGGCTACAATAGCAGCAATAGTTAAGAAAACAGGATGCAACAGTATAGTAGTCAAACCTGTCATTACCATAGACAGAGCCTTGGTTATACCTGAAGCGATTGCAGCTAAACCTTTCTTGATCCCGCCGGGACCAAACATTGCCAGGCCTAATAAACCACCTTCAACTGCAAGAGCCGGAAGACTAGTGAATGGTGAAGAGGTAGCATCAGCTGCATCAGAAGCAAAAGCTCCGGTTGAGCCTAAAAGCAATGCAAGACCACCAGCTCCGAATAGAGCCTTTCTGAGAAGACCACCCGGGCCAGCCATACCTGCGAACTTTCTTTTTATTCCAGAGGTTAAAGTCTGGGCAGCAGAAAGACCAATACTTGTAGTAGTTTGCGCATTTACAGTAGCGGATCCTTTGCCATAAAACAAACTACCAAGGAAATTGCCTGCTGAACTATTAGCGAGAGCTGCTAATAAACCTGATAGTGTAGTTCCTACTAATGCCACGAACGAAGCCAGACCAGTTAAAATACTAGCAGCTCCGCTCTTTCCGTACAGCATGAGAGAAGCTAAACCACCTGCGGCAGAAGTGCCCACAGATGTTGCAGCTACTGTGCTGTAGAAAGAAGCCATCAAAGCAATCACGTTTGCGAAATAAGACTTTAAGAGCCCCATAGCTACAGCGCCTTTACCCGGGCCTACAAGGCCGGTAATGACCGCACCTGCGCTTTCACTGACAAAGCTTAAGGATGCTAGTTTCACTGCTGCAAAGGTAACTATCTTGCCTATTGTGCCTGTTATAAGTGCAACGGCAGCACTTCTTGAGGATCCAAAGAATAAACTGATTAACAAACCGCCAGCCGCTAGGCTACCTAATCCACCTACGAAGGTGTCTACTGTTTTAACTACGCCAGAAAGAAGCCCACCGATTAACGGTATTGAGTTTAAGAATCCTTCAATAAAACCACGACCTATCTGGCCAATAGCTTTTATTAAAGCAGGTATCTCAGCAACGATAGCAGCTGTGAATAACCCAGCGGCTCTTCCTGCCTCAAATGCTACTTCTTGGAAACTAGTGCCAAGGGTTCCTAATACTTTGTCAAACGTTTTAACTATTCCACCGGTTAAGGCGGCTCCGATAAGGAATGCCTTAGCAGGCAATCCAAGGGTGAACGCTATGATTCCAAGTGACAATCCAATAGCTACCGCTTGTCCTATCTTGTCTTGTATAACTGTAAATCCAGAAACTAAATCCTTTCCTAATCGCACAAGAGAGTCTTTAATACCATCAAAGGTCAATGATCCCATGTTTGCTAATTCGGAAGATAATGTGAATAGAACCGATAAGAATCTGCTAACATAAACAAGTACAAGCTTTATTGCTATAATTGAGTAACTACTAAGTGATTCGAAAGTAGAAGAAACACTATCAGCAAACTTTTTAACAATACCTTCACCTTTTGACAGCTTCTTGGCATAATTGTTAACACCATCAACCATATCAGGCCAGTAGGAGTTACCTACAACTTTGTCGTAAACATCAAAGAAAAGAGCTTTAACTGTATCTGTAAATTTGATTACAGACTTTAGGCCTTTTAATAATAAGTCTTTGCCAAAGCCAACTACTTCTCTTACTAAATCTTTGAAAGAGCTAGTGTCAACACCTGAGAACGCAGATGTAATTTCATTTCCAAAGTGATTCAAAACTTCTCTGGTTTCAATAAAGCCGTTAGCAATACTGCTCATTGCAAGCTTTGTAGTTCTTACAATACTTTTTAATGCAGCAGTAGTTTTAGTCTCTAAGAAATTGTATGCCATGCTTACAGAAATGATTGAATCTGTAAACCCGAATGACATATATCTACCTAAGCGTTGCAAAGGTCCAAGCTCTATAGATGCTGCAAAGTTTTCAACAGACAAAGCAAGTTTAGAGATAAAGAAACTTAAGCGTTCAGAAGGTGCGGCTAAGGTCTTAAATGAAAAAGCAAGTTCTTTTAACTTGCCTAAAAAGGAATTAAGTGCGTTAATAAAGCTTATAGGTATCAATCGCTCAAACACAGCGACGCCTAATGAGCCTAATGCTTTACCTAAGTCACCAATAGCTCCAGCAACGTCTTTTACTCCGGATAGAAATGAAGAGAATCTGTCAGCAAGTATTTGAACACTAGCACCTATGCCTTCTGCTGAGTTGTTTAAGTTAATACCAAGGTTTCTAGCAGCTTCACTAACGCCTTCTGTTGCTCCAACAACCTGATCTATCTCGTTAACAACCCTACCTACGCCTGTTCCTAACACACTTAAAGACTGTGCAAAGGTTAGCGGAACTTTGTTGAATTCTTCATCAATAGCTTTACCTTGATCTTTCAAGGCATTAACAACAGCTTCAGCGGTTAGCTTTCCTTCGTTAGCGAATTGTCTTAACTCGCCAATTGTAATTCCCATACCCTTAGCAATAGCTTGTGCTACAGCGGGGGTCTGCTCCATTACGGAGTTTAATTCTTGTCCACGTAGAGCACCAGCTGCTAGACCCTGACCTAACTGCACAATAGCAGAGTTAGCGGATTCAGCGGATGCGCCCGAGATTGTAATAGCTTTAGAAATAGACCGTGTAACGTCAATAACAACTTTTTGTTCAATGCCGAGAGACTTAGTAGCACGAGCAATACGAGAGTAAAGGTCAGCTACGCCTTCTTGGTTAGATCGAGTTTCTATTGCAATAGCGTTTAATTCTTTGAAAGCCTTTTGTTGAGCTTTAAGACCATCAGTAGCCAACGCGATACGCGCTTCTAGTCTACGATAGGAGTCAGTAACGTTAGTTACAGCTCTTGCACTACCAATAGCAGCAAGTGCAGCAGCAGCGCCAATAGCTAAGCTTTTAATTGCTTTGCTGGCATTCTGCGTAGTCTTATTTATGTTCTCAACTGACCTATCTAGTTTGCGCAAATCTACCTGCGCCTGTCTGGAATCAGACCGAACCTGGAGTTCTATAGCCAAAATCCTTACTCCTCTATTTTAGAGCACAAGTAACCATAGTGCTTGTGTCCAAACTCTTTAGAAGTTGGAGTAGCTATAGTATACATTTTATTGCTCTTTAGGTTATTTTCTTTACAGAACATTTTTAAGTCATCAGCAATAGTAACTGTGCCATCTGGGGCAACCACTTTATAGCGATATGTTAGAATACGAGTTCCTTTCTTGGACTCAGAGATTTTCTTACCTATAGCTTTTAGTTCATCGGGGGTTCTTGAAAGATTATTACAAGTAGCATTAGCACTCATTCTTTTTCTACCTTCCGTAGACAGGTTAGCACGGCCTTTACTTCCTCCTTCTAGGATAGCTAACTCTTTAGCCTTGTCCATAGAAATTTGACCGCTTAACCCTTGCCAAGCAAGCTTATCTTGCCATCTACCTTCTTTCTCATAAAGTACCTTATGAGCGTTAGCGTGTTCTTCTACAGTGAGCCCCACCAAATTAGAAGGGTCATCCGTGCCCCCTGCGTGTCGGGGTATAATGTGATGTTTGTGAGTAATCACTTTGTTTCTCCTATAGATTAAAAAAGCCCCAGACAGACGGATACCATTAAGGGCATCAGTGCCATCAGGGGCTGGGGTAATTAGCGTGTTACTTCAACTACGACCCCTTTGGGTACAAAGTATTTGAACACAGTAGACTCGATAAAACGAGCTGGTGCTTGTTTAGAGTTGCCCATATTCAAATCTTGTATATAGGGTACACTGTTTGTTAAATATAACTGTTGAAACTTGGTACTAGAAATAGGAGGTAGAAACGAAGAAGAACCACTAGATGCTCCTCCTGTTTCTTTGAAATCTCCTTTAACTGCAGAGAGGTTCCAAGAGGCTCTAGCGCGACCAGTTAACACCGGTGTTTTTAGCTGAAGCTCAGCTTGCGCTTGCAAAGCATTAATGCGTAGTGCTTGGTTCGTTAAACGAATAACTTCTTCATCTACTTCCTTTAGTGCTTGCTTACTGTTTAGTAATCTAATGCTTAGCTTTGAGGCCATCTTGTTTCTCCTTGTCTTTTTGAACAGCAACTTCAACTAACTGACCAAATATAGACTTTCTTAAAGACTGATTAGATTTTTCTTCATCAGACTTTTCTTCTTCCCATTTATCCATTTGAGCAATAGACGGGAATATATCTTTTGCTTTTACTTTAGCGCCCTGAGCTTGCATAATCATTGAGGCACGACTGTCTTCTCGCCAGCCAATGGGCCTTGCTTGCAAATACTTGGCCCACATGACTAGCTCAGACTGAGGCATTTCTTCTAACATCTGATACATAGGTATCTTTAGATGAAATGCCAAGTCATACAAAAATAAATCTTCAGAGCTTATGCGTTTCCCTCAGAGGGAGAGGGAGTGCCCATGATTGCTTCAGATAACTTAGTGAGCTCTTGAACGGGGAAACCGTCAAACTCTTCATCAGTTAACTCTTCAGCTTCCATTACGGCCAGACGCAGTACAAAACGAAGGATTTCTAATTGATCACCTTCGCCGTCTTTCATTTCTTTTGACTTAGCTTCGATGGCACGAATGTCACCTACTGTCAATACTTTAATTTCTACTTTACCATCCATGAATGGTACAGATTTAGTTTGGGTCTTGCCTACAAATTTTTTCATTATTTAGCTTCCTGATTATTTTTATTATTAAAAAGATGTGAGTTATTAACTTCAAACTCGTCTAATAGGGTGTGCATTTTGTGAAGCACTCCCAGTGTTTCAAACACTTCGTTGTGTTTTTCGGTTCCTGATTCAAAATCTTTAAATCTTTCAAATGTTCTACGAATGCTGAAATCAATATCCTTGTGGATGTTTCTAACAGTTACTTGGAGAACAAAGTCTTTGTCAAAAGGTTTGATGTTATTATTATGCATAGTATTTTCCTTATAGGTGAGGGACCCTTGAAAGGGCCCCTCGTGTAACGTTATAGATTAAGCAGCTAAATTAGTATAGACTTCAGTGCCAGCTTTAGGCAAAGAAACAGGACCAGTGAAGTCGCCATTTACTGTCAAAGTAATAGAAGCTTGGATTGCATCGGTAAGACCAGTAGTAATCTCGAAAGAAGCGATAGTACCAAAAAAGTAAAAATCGCCAAACTCTTGGTCAGCGTAAGCAACAGGTGACCCGTTAGAAGTAGCTTGTTTAACATCGCTCATGCGAACGCGAAAACAAACCAGAGCAGAGCTCTTACGCAGGACTTCAAGAGCGGCGTGGTCGGTAGCAACATAGTTCAGGCTGAATTCCAAAGAAGGGGCATCAGACTGGCCAGATACTTGTGAGGAAGTAGCTTGGCCGTAAACAGGTACGTTTACAACGTTAGCCGGGGTACCTAGGGATGGGAATTCACGAACATTACCGACGTGAACAACGCCAGCTTCAAGCACCTCGCGAACAGGTGTTGAAGCAACAGAGGTGGTAACGAGAGCTTGATTGTCTGCTGTAACAAACTGACTGGTAATGTCTTCTAAAGAAGAAGAAGCAGTTACGCCAGTAGTTACGGGTACATAATCCAGCGAGCTGAACTTACCAGCTGAGATTTTAGTTAAGTGTGCCATTTTATTTCTCCAAAAATGGTTGATGTTTATAAAAAAAACTTAATTGAACAGAGTAAAATTGACTGTGTAGTCCCCACGAAATAACGCAGGGTTAGCAGAATCTTTCCCTATTATGTTTAAAGCACTGGAATCAGTACTGGTGCCATTGGCAAAGGTTTTACTTTTGAAGTAGGTATCGAGAGTATCAGCATTGTCCATTAAGGCAATCATGCCCATCCCCGCGGGAACATAGATCTGGATGATTATTTGTCCAGAGACACCATCAAAGTTCCCGTAGAATTCTACTGGGCTTGAAGGGAGTATCTCTAGTTTAACAAAGGTTTTAGACTTAGAATCGCCTTCGTAGTTAGCAGGGTAGGCAGGAATGCTTTCTGCTTTCCACGCTGCACTACTAAATACGGATTCAATATCTAATCTAACTCTTTTGTATTTATTCTCAGCCATTTTATAACTCCGTTACAAAGAGGGTTGTGAGTGCAACATCAGCAGTATATGATACTATTGTATAAACTTTAGTACCAACTGTGACGCTACTATAAACACTAGGGTTAGGTATCTCATCAGATCTAATGAGCATTTGGGTTTGGATAATATCTAGCCCTTCTGGACTTTTTACTTTTCCACTACTTTCTATGATGACTTGTACAGTTGAGGACACCGTTGTGGTTGATACTGCGCCTTCTGTTGTAGGGTTCCCAAAGGGGTCTAAAACAGGAAAGGCATAACTTTCATTACTGGCATTTGACAAAGTAGCAATTGTTACTAAGTCTCCCAGCGTAGAAAAAGCAATATCTACAGCAGAGTTAATGGTATTGACTAATGACATTACCAGCCCTCCCAAGATGACGACTTTCTGCCTCCACCTATGAGATCTGCGTATCCATCACGGATAATACGAGGAATAGTTGATGCTTCGATTATAGTGTCTAACGCGATAGAGCCTGCTTTTAAGCCTTTAACAGAAGCCCCTTTATTCAAGAGGCCTTTGTTGTTTAGCAAGTGTAAAGCAAGTTCATAAGTGGCTTTGCGAACTATCGCAATCTCACGGGGCACTGTTGTTTCTTTTTCTTTCGAATTAGAAAATGCATAAGTGCTTGTAAAACTTGCCACTCTGTTTCGGGGTGTGTCTTTAAAAGTGCCGCTTCTTGGCCAAGCCAGGTTATTAGTAGCGGCAGCAGAAACCCCTACCCAGTTCTCACTATCTAGTAACTGGGTTGCAGTCACTAGTGCGAGATCAGGGCTATCGGTTGTCCACCAGATATCAGCGTCTAGCCTATTTTCAAAGTAACTGTTGGCCTCTGCTAATAGTACGTAAGAATTAACGCCTTTTACGAGTGCCATAATACTTTACCTTATCGGTGAAAAATAGGAAGGATACCCAAGTTTAGGATATCAGACTTACGATTCCAAGACGCAGCAGCAGCAAAAGTTCCATTACTAGCAAAAACACTATCGTTACCAACAAAAGTGTAACCGCGTGGGTGCATAACATAACCCCAACGGTACCAAGCAGTAGTACGGCCAGAACCAGAACCTACACTTTCGTTGCGATCGATAGCAACAGGGTTAGGAACAGAAACGTCAGCCATGTACATAGAACCTGGGAGCATCATGTAAGAGGTTTTAATACCAGTTGCTTCAGTATTGCCAGCAATGCTGATGTTAGTGACTTTCAATGAAGTTGAGTAACTACGGGAAACAACCAAACGGACCTGACCACTTAAGATGGTTTCAAAAGCAATGTTACCATCAGTAACACGCTCGTCATCTACAATGTTAGCTACTTTAATATCTAGGTAGGTTTCAGGGCCTACAACAAGGTATACAAAACTAGGAACGTAATCAGCCCATGCGCCCATCGCTTTGATCAAGTGACGTACGCGAAGGCCCGGAGCCAAGCCAGCAGTGGTGTTGTCAACCAAGGTATCGATGTTATCACCTGTGCCAATTTTGCTAGAAATCAAAGACTTAACCGCAACGTAGCCAAAACCCTTAGAAGGATCAGCGTCTACAGCGTTGCCCGCCCAAAAGTCTTGGTAGTTAGAAGTGTCAGCGTCAAAAAGAGAAGCATCAGAAGCGATTCCGAGCTCAGCGCCACGAACACCAGCGATAATAGAACGGACAGATTGATCTTCGTCTTCAGCACGAGTTTCAGAGAAATCACGAGCGATCTTAGCAAGGCCGTCTTGCTTAGAAATTACTTCTTGAACCAAGTACTCATTAGCACCGTGGGTGCGGACAGTCTTGATGTAAGTTTGAACATCAGTAGAGATGTTAGTGGTAGCGCCGTAGTTCTCGTTTTGAGAAGCAACGTTTACAGCAGTAACCAGTGCATCCCCTTCTATACCTCCGGCGATAGACTCTGATTCAGTAGCATTGCTTGTGGAAGTATATGCGCCAAGTGGCTTGTAAAAACGAACTTGACCAATGAAATCTTCGCCGTTAGCGTTGATAGAGGCGTTAGTGCCCATGATAGCAGTAGAAACGAGTTTCTTAGCGCGAGTGTAAGACTCGTCAGTGTAAGCGGAAATAGCTTTGTTTAGTGTACCAAATCCATCAGATGAAATAGCCATTTTATGGCTCCTTTATAAAAAGTTAAATGAGTTTATGTTAGTAGCTTAGCGCCACTCTTTACCACCGTCTAGGTGGCCTGCAGCCGCGGCTGCGAGGATGTCTTCCATTGACATTTCTGACAATGATTTGTTCTTATCAAAACCACCAGCAGGTGCGGAAGAAACTTGATGCCCTGCGCCTGATGATTGTTTTGCTTTGAATAGAAATGACTTCTCTTCGTCCTTCTTAAATGTATCGATAAAGTCTTTAATTGGACTACCAGTTCGGTGAACCCACTGACCATTTTCGTCTTGAACCAGCTGCGCAACTACATCGCGGTAAGCGAATTCAGCAGCAGTGTCATTACGGAAATCCATACTCTTTAGTGCATCACGTACGACGTTATCACGAGTAAGTTCAGTTACTTGCTTGTCACGAGATTCTAGTTTAGCCATAAGTTCAGCTAGGCGAATATCACCTGCTTCTTTGTGCTTACCTTCTTCTTCTAGACGAGCGATTTGAGCCGACTTCTTTTCTTCTTCGAATAAAACAGCTTTCTTAACGGCTTCGTCTCTAGATGCGTAAGCATCGTTAAGCTTGCCTTTAATTTGAGCTAGTTCTTCTTCAACACGAGCTTGAACCATACGGGTCAACTCTTCAGATGTGGCTTGAGGGGCTTCTTTTACTTCTGGGTTATCAATATTATTTTCTTCGGACATAGTATTTCTCCTGAGTCACAGACTCATTAAGTTTATTATAGTCAGGGTATAGGCACAGCCTTGCACACCTGTGTTTAGTTTTTATTAGAGCTCAATCTCATAGCTGTTACCAGCATGGGGGAGGTTAAGCAATACTCGCAGATTGTTTAATTAAGGTCCTATCATTATGTTCAACTAGGGTCGTTAGGCCTAGCCCGCTTTCGCTGCTATATGTTGCCACATAGTTCAGACTATCTCTTCACCAATTAAGGTGCCTTGCGCTTCCACTCACTTGAGTGTACTTCCTTTCGGAATAGTCGTTGCACGTTCCCTTTCGGGCTTCGCTCAGGATTGTCCACGTGGGAGTTTCCCTGAATTCACAAGATTTTATTACGGCAAAGGTTTACCGTACCAATCAGAACCTGCTGGTATCTTTTCTAATATATCTTTTGAGGTAAGAGGGTCTTTTGGATTTAACAATCCCTCCTCGGTTCCTCTCTTTAGTAATGCTCTATAAGATGCTTCTGACAATCCGGCGTCCCGCATTGCTTCAAGGGTTTTGAGCATTGTATCACCCTCAACCGCATCAGCATAGATTTGTCTTAGAGCGGTTTTAGCACGAAGGCTATCACCAATATTAGTGAAAAACGCATCGTGAATCGTACCGGTAGGAATTCCATTCCTCCTACCCCACAGATGAAACTGCCGCACAAGTGTGGCGTCATTCATGTGGTTACCATTAACACCCAAACCAGACCGGGCATCAATGATAGAAGATTTGCCTAACAAGGAACCATCCGTTACTGTGTCTTCGTAGATATTGCTTATCCTCCTGCCAGTGACAGGGTCTCTAAACTCAATCCGCTCTTGAACAGTCGGGCGGTATCTTTGGTACAAGAGTTTACCATCTACTGTGACCCAAGGTATGTCTACCTTGCCTGACTCAGTGATGTAAATCTTTGCAACGTCTTTCCAGAATACAACAAATTGCTCAGTAATTGGCGCGATTTCTGCCAAGTGCTTACTCATAATCCTTGCAATCTCTTGAAACTGTTTAGGTCCAATTAGACCTTGACGAACGTTAGTTAGCTTGTTAACAAATTCTTCTACATCCGGGTGTGAGTCCCGAGCTTGAGTAATGATTTTGTTCCCTATAGGGGCACCATTGTCTACAATATCTTTTATCTCACCCTTCAACTCTCTTAACGCAGTAGCTACAGCAATACTGTCTGAGTCTACCGCTAGTTTTATTTTTGAATCTAAAATCTTATTTACGTTAGAGATCTCGGATTTTGAAAGAACAGTGTATTCCTTCTTGTCTAGGATCTTAGCTAGCTTGGCTTCAATTGCGCCGCCCTGCGTTGATCTTCCCGCACCATAAAATGCAACCATAGATTGCCCTTTTGCCGCCTTAGCCATATCATCAAATGATAAGTCTTGAGCAACTGCAAGCTTTCTAAACTCAGGGTCTGACATAGTAGCCTCTGCTACCGTATCATACAGCCTGTTCTTTTGGTCAGTGTAGGTAACATTCGAAGCTTCACCTAATTTCTTATTCCTAGTCGAAAGAGCAATTAACTGAGCACCAGAAGCCGAGGCATCGTTTTCACTAGTTAGCTGACTTTGAAAAGTCCTAAGTAATTTCTTATTGGAGAAGTCTCCGTTGACATGGTTGTATACACGCGTGTACTCTAATGCGAATCGGGCAACCTTGGGAACATGATCAGCATCTGTTGCTATCATCAAAGGGTGTTCTAGAAACTCACGGAGTCTTCTAGGCCTTTGAGTCTTAGACATCATAAGCTCGCCAAGTTCTCTAAATTGCTTTTCTCTTGCCTGAAAGGAAGCTATCCTTCCAGCATTAGTTAATACACTTTGTGATGCACCTGTCATTGCACCAAGTTGAGTCATTAACTCGAAAAGAATGTCATCATCAAAGTTGACCTTTCGAGTAGTGTTCAAAAATGGACGTACCAGCTCACCACCTGCTGGGTGTAAATAACCAGTAGTGTAAACTCGACCTCGACCATCAATTTGAACAGGGTTTCTAAATGACTTCCCTCTTTGCAAATGCCATTTTACTGTTTGCATCAGACCAGATCCTTGGTCTCCACGGCCTAAAATGATCTTACGGAATCCGTTAAGTTCATCGTATTTAGCAACATTACCTCTAGGGTCTCTGAAGTGTAATAGGTCATCAAAGAAAGAAGCGAAGTCAGTATCTACTTCCCACTCAGCATCCATTGCATGATTGAGCATATTAGAGAAATCTTTATCTACTAAATCTGTATCGTAATTAGCACCAGCTTTTCGGGTGATAACGGACTCACCTGTAGAATTGCCACGGGCATCTACATATTCTTTTTGACCAGCCTTTACATAAAGTCGGTCTCTCTGGTTAACAATACCAATACGTCTTGAGTACACAAGCTCTCTGCTAGCTCTTTGCAGTGCAAGCATGGAAGGTTCAACTATTGTTACTTCACGGGAAATAGTGTCTTTAAAAGAACCAGTCTCGGGGCGACCACTGTCAAGGTCTAATACGCCTCGTCTTGTAGTGCCTCTTAGTGATACTTTAATTTTCCCTTGATCTTTCAATCCATCGAGGATCTTTGAGCCAGCTCTATGAAAAGCTTGTAAGCTGGGTTTAGGAAAGAACACATCAAAGTCATTCTTACTGTTTTCATACAGTCTTTTACCTATATTAATAGAAAGAGTATCGTAGTCGGTAGACTTACCAGTAGCTACTGATTTCATAATCTGAGATAGCTCTTTTTCTCTTTTCTTTATAAACTTAGGTGTAGCACTGCTCTTAGTATAAACATCTCTCTTCTTAGCATAAAGAAGTTCAAGATCTAATATTTCTCTAATCTTCTCATTACCTTTCCTGAGAAATTCAAACAGTAAGGAATCATTAGGCTTACCTTGTAGTATGCGAGCTAGCTTTTTACCACCCGGTAGCTTTTCTATTTGCTTATAGATAATATCACGAACTTTAGGAAGCTTAGGTAAGAATGCGGGTACACTAGGAAAGTAGTTCTTCATAGGGGCTCTGCCGGTTGACAGGGATTTCCTTGCAAGACTAACACCTTCTCTTTCTGCCCAAGACTTGACAATTCTTTGGTTCTCAAGAGTTCGAGCCGCGATATCATCAAACTTGGTGTGAACACCTAGTATCTGAACCGTAGATTCGTTTCCTGCGCCAAATTGAAATTGTTGAGCTCTAGATCGGGATCTTCTATCTAAGATGCGAGAAGTGTTCACTACTGAGTTAGCTATCTCTGCTCTTGTTACAGCTGCATAGTTTTCCCAAGGCTTCTTATCTCTGGCGAATCGCTCAAAGTTAATACGTAGGTTCTCTATCACCGCTGTTTGTTGATTGATAGACAATCCATCGTTCTCTAAAGACAAAGCAAATCTTTGAATAAAGTTCTTTTCATCTAGAGAAAGAGTCTTAGAGTTTTGAAGGTAATCTATTCTTTCTTGTAATACATTAAAATCTGGATCATAAACCAAAGTAGATTTCTGTTCACCAGTTAAAGGGTCTACACCTGTATTCCGCTCGTCAAACTGATTGTTTGCTCTACGGCGCGATGTTTGCTTACCGACAATAGAAGTACCTCGGAAGTCCACTAGGGACAACGGGTTACCCATGTCTGATGCATCAGCTTTAAATAGCTCTCTTAACTCATTCTCTTTTGAAGAATTACGAATCAAAGACCTAGGGGTGGAAGCAGAGGCAGTTATTGCTTGCTTAGTAACTGCGGAAGATACCTTTTGTTTAGTAGGCACAACAGCTGTGGCTTTGTTGTCTAATCGCCTTAAAGCTCTCAGACTTACGCCCTGACCTGCGCTATTTGTAAACGAGGTGAAGGCTATTTGCCCACTGTTGAACATTGATACTTTCTCAGGATTATTATCTAGGTGCCTGAGCTTTACATCTTGAGACTGACGCTTAAGCCAAGTACCATAGTTTTCTTTGTTAGGGGAAGCTCCGTTTAGCTGGGCAATCCCTTGTCCTTTCATGTTAGAAAGAACTTTCTTTTTCACATCTTTGCTACTAGACTCTAAAAGCTCACTGTGAGATTTAACTACAGGGATCAAAGTCGAACGGCATCTCCAATGGAGAGGCGGCGTAAATCTAGTATCGTCTAATGCATACACCATTCCGTCATGGTGGGAACATATAGGAGAGGTTTTAGCATCGAGTACTGCGGTGAACCTGACACCCTTTAATAGTTCTTCGTTACCTCGGAATGTGTTTAGTTGCGCAACAGATTGAGTACGAGTGATACCCGTTCGCACTAATGCACTTGCTTGCGCTTCTGTTAATTTTGTTTTGTTAATCACGCTACGAATTAATTGCTTCTGAGTAGCACCTTCTGCAATCCCTTTCTTTAGCACTCCATTAATCCTAAGCAACTCATCATCGCCAAGACTAGTTATGTACTTGCTAAGGGTTTTATCACCGCGTATATTAGAACCCACAATAGCGGTAAGGGTTGCGCTTGCTTTAGGGCGCTTAATGTTAGCGAACTTTCCAAGCTTTTTATTTAGCATGTTAGTGTTAAAGTCTGTTTCTACAAGACCAAAATCATTTAGCTGAGTAGTCATAGAAGATTTCATTTCTTTAATGAATCTTTTATTCTCAGGTTCTAAAACACCAGCCCGAGCTGACCGAGAGCCCGCATTTTTAACAGCCGCTAACCCTCTCTTAAGCCGGTTTTTATGTCTTTCTATAATTCTTTTTACATCAGTTTGCAGTGAGTTCTCGAAGCCACGCACCATAGAGGCATGGTCTACCGACAAGTCATATAAGTCATCATTGATTGAAGACATTTTATTCTCCTCAGAGTAGCAGGGGAGTACCCGAGGGTTCCGATGCTTTTGTGTTTTTTATATCCCCGGAAATATTAATAAATCTGCCATTAGCAAATAACCGAGAAGTACCATACCGCCTGTTAACATATAGACAATAGTGCCTAGCTTAGCAGTAAAATCATCGTGCTTATCCATAGCACTTTCAATCTTATCAAACTTCTTTTCTACTTTAGTGAAGCTGTTACTGACTGTTTCAAACTTGTCGTCTACAGCTTCAAACTTTAAATCTAAATATTCTCTTGTTAGCTTGTCCATATTAAGTTTCCCTTACTGGAGACCTTTTAAACACTTGTCTAGGTGTACGACCCTAAGGTAGGGGAGGTTTTTTAATCCTCCGGATTGTCCTTGTCGGCTTCCGACTCATCGGTTTCGCCGTTAACTGTTGCAAGAGCAGCAGCTTCCATTTTGTCTAGCTCAATTTCCATTGCAGCGTTAATGATTAAATCGTCTTCCTTAATCTCGCCAATACCATCCGCATCATTATAATCAACAGGTAGGATATCGTTAGATTTAGCAATGTCTACAAAAGCAGAGCGGGGGATAATCCCTTGCTGATACCACTCAGTAACTAAGCGCAACCAGTCAGAACCCATAGGAGCGGGATTCAAATCTGCAGTCAAAGTGTACTCAATGTCGTTGGTATCATAGTCTGTATCATAGCGCCAATTCATCATAACTCTGATAATCTTTCTCATTTGTTGAGAAATCTTAGCGTTCAGAGACGCCATAATAGCTGTTTGACCAGCGTTTCTTATTTCTAATGCTACACCAGAATCTCGACCAGAGCCGTTGTCAGGTGCTAACATCCGAATACCCATTCGGGACATCTCAGAGATTGTTGAGCTAATAGCGTTTTCCATATCTCGAAGAGCCTTAGAAGGGGCTTCAAATACGTTGATGGAATCGCCTTGGTCAATACGAATCCAAGAACCTAATCCAGCGTCTACAATATCCGCAAATCTATCTTCCGACATGTCAGATGAGATAACAGGGGTATAAGTAGCAGAACCGAGAAGCAAGTGGTTCCTACGGGATACCTTGTTATATAGAGCGACTTCACGGTCAACCAAAGGCATAAGCATTGGTTCAACACCGTCAATAGAGCCGTTCAAAGGGTAGGCGGGGATTTCTGACATCCGCTTGTCATTAATAAGGAGGTTATCAATAGTACGAATGAATTCCCATTCACCTGTACTGCCAGCACCACCTAGGGAACCACCACGAGTTTGGTATTCTTGTTGTTCGACACCATTGATGAAGCTTACATCTTCGCCGCCGCCATCTTTGTTACGTTCGTACACATTAATGTAGAAGTAACCATCAGCAGCAATAAAGTGATCAAACACAGTATCAACATAATCTGGATGCCATTCGTTTTCACCATAGCTCTTCTGATAAGAACGAGTGATTAATCGGGTAAGAGTAGTGTCTCTAGTAATTGGATGAACAGATGTTTTCCAGTTAATTACCGATTCTGCATTCAGCAGTACAGGGTAAGGTCGGAGTTGCTTTTGTTCTTCCACGCTGAGCATGTCCATATCAGGGACAGTTGGGAAATCTACGTACACCCATGCTCTACTTGTTTGCATTTCTTCCCAGATAGCATCATCTAAGAAAGACAGCATTGACTGGTTGTCAGAAGTAAATTGGTGGGTTAACCATTCCTTTGCGCCTTCTGGGGCGTCAGCTGGAAGGTTCATTACAGGAGGCTTACGCAGTAATCCGGAGGTTAAGACCTTGGCGTATTGCGCGGTTAATCCGGGTAGCTCTGCTTCTGCTTTATAAAAGTTGTATTGTTGTTGAGTCATTGAAGGTGAGAAGGGCAGAAGAATATTCTGAGACGCATTAACTGTGCTGTCTAATTCTTTTGCTTGGTTCTGACCGTTCAGTATTGCGCGAGAAGTGCGCCACAGCTTCCTGAGAGACTCATATCGAGCATTAGGGTCGCCGACTGATTTGGAACGATTTCCGGTGCTATTTGCTATCATCTTCGTCTACCTTATCTGATTGAGGGTCTTCAGTGATTAATTTTTCTTCAGCTTCTTTCTTTCGAAAGATAGCATCGTATGCCTCGGCGAACCGATTATGGTCAGTAGGGCGTTGTTTTGAACCTTTTCCGTTCATAATTGGTTCTCCTGTATTAAGTATTAGAGGGCGATAAATGGATTTAAACCACTATCTGACGTTTATCGGTCGTCTGCTTTAAATTAAGCTACATCGCCATTAAGCTTTACTTTTTCTTGCCTCGGTGCTTTGCACCCTTCATAACGCGACCATCGGGCATTACGTGGGTTTTAGGCTTCTTAGTTGAAGGTCTTCCTACTTTCTTTCCGTACGTACCTTTACCTGCTGGCATATTATTCTCCTACCATTTTATTTTATTAGACCACCAAGCTGCACTCATTTTGCCTTTGGCAATATTGGTTGCATGTCTGGCTTTCCAAGCTTTGTTTCGTGCAGAGCCATCTGGAGAACCAGTTGCCCCTTGTGCACCAAACCTGATCAACTTAATCTTATCGCCTTCCTTAGCAACAACCACATGGGACTTAGTAGGATGGTTAGGAGTTCGCTTAGGTTTGTTGTAACCTGTTACACCTGCTCTCTCCAGCAGATAGTCTTTATCTCTCATTCTAGTAAGCCCTTGTTTAGGTTGATGTTAGTAGTTCTTTAGAAGGTGTCACTTTTATTTTAGAAAGAAAAGCCTCTTTTGACAGTTGTAGCATGATTTCTCACAGGGAATAAGTACTCAACAGCATATCTGATACCGTCTGTCCAATGCTCGATTCCTTCTGTTTTATCGATGATTAAGGCTTCTGGGTTATTCTCTTTCCAAGAAGTACGCTCAATAGATTTAATCGTGTTCACACAACTGGGCGCAACGAAAAAATGAACTTTGTCATCAGCTGTTTTAAGCATCCTGTTTACTGCTTGAACTGAGTCAGCTATTGCTGGTGCTCGTGATCTTGCTAGGGTAGCTAAACCGTGCGACTTCAAAATAGAAAAATCAGTCCTGCCTACCGCCGCTGAGCTTTTCCTCGCTCGACCGCTCGGATCGGGATAAGTAATGATCTTATGGCCCTTATACTTTTCAGCTAAATGCTTCGCCAAGGTCTCAGTATCCGGATGCCCTTGAAACTCATCAAGGACATGGATCTGCCCTCCTCTAACAGCAAAGGCCACGCTTGCCATGATACCAACGTTAAAGTCAATTGCAACGTGGACATCTTCTTTGGCATCGAAGTAATCCAAGGGTTGAACATTCGTAGTTCGGTTAAAATTGTAAAAGACTGTATTACCAGAATCCTCGAAGGACGCCTCGTATTCTCTTTGGAACTTAAGGGCATCAATGGTATGCTTAGTCTTCTCAATCTCCACAGGGTCCAAGTATGGACTATCTCTGTAGGTGAATCGATAGCTTTTCCAATCAGGGTCTCTTTCTTGGAAGTTAAATTGTTCATAAAAGTAATCCATGCCCATCGGAGTAGAGATTATCAGTGCCCTTCCGGGGCTTGGTGCTCCGTGGAACTCTGACATCTGCTCTGACCATCGGGTGGTGATACACGGCTGTACAATCGATTCCCAAGTCTCTTTAGCAGTAGAACCTGCGCCTCTCCAAGATGTTGTTTCATCGCACACAACAAAATATTGGCCACTACCTCGCATTCGGGAAGAAGCCTCGTAAGACCACAGTTTCAGTATGACATTATTTGGTAGCCAGAATGTCCCACTATGGGCACTCATCTTTACACAGTGATCTGCCAATCCTAACTGGTAGGCGATCAAAGGGAAGTAGATGTCGACACACTGTTGGTACGTAGGGGCAATAATGGCTACATTCTTGTTCGGTACATCTGCTGGCATGTTGATTAGTTCTTGACAGGCCAGAATAGCTGCTGTCGCTGCTAGGTATGATTTGCCGAAACCTCGGGAAGCACAAACAACACCGTATCGAACTGTTTGTTCAACAAAGATGTCATTGATGATCCGGGATTGTCCGGGATGTAAGTTAATAGCCATTATATAGGCTCCTATTTGTTATTCGGGATTCTGATGGAATGGATGTTCAGTGTCGTCTATAAGACAAGTTTTACAAATCTCATCGTAAGTATAAAAGTCTTTGATATGCTTGAGGGCGTGGCATTCTATGCACTTAAGCCTTTCGTCTTCTTGGATAGTCCAACCAATCCATTTGTCTTCGTTTGAATTGTTCATTCTTATGTTCTCTATTTAGTATTAGACAAGCAATTGGGTATTGATGGGCACAAAAAGCTTGAGGATTATCGGGTCCATTAATGGTTCCCTTATGATAGGTTATTATGTTGTTATTATATACACGATAATACACCATAGGTGAGGGTCTATAGATGGTTACTTAGATGAGGCTATAGATGAGGCATTAGGGCATCTATGACCCTTAAGGACCCTAATGTCCATTAATGTATCCCTAATATCCGGGGTTGTTCTTCTTTAGAAGGTGTCACTTTTAAACTACACAAAAACAACAACATTTTAAGCATAACAAGCTACTCAGACCTGTGGTCTGGGTCTCAGAGGATTACCATCTAAGACCATATATGTATATCCCATAGTGAAGGTATCAGAGGGGGGCATAGGTGGGCAGAGAGGGGCACTCTTGAGCATCCTTGGTTCCTTTTGTATAAACCTTAAAGGAGATTTCAATAAATTTGTAAGCAGGATTGAGCATTAGAAGCTGGCGTGAAATCGGGAGTAGGCCCCCTATGGTTCTCTGTGCTAGGAAACGTAACACCTTAAAGGAAAAATCGCGTGTCTTCTCAGGGAGGACGGTAGAGGCGTTTCAAAGAATCATTACGGGGTAATAGGGCCCCCCCCCATCCCTAAAGACCACTACTACCCCCTACCATAAATCATCAATGAATCACTAGTGCATCAATGACATGAGTGATCATCATGTGTCATCAATGCATCATCATGTGTCATCAATGCATCATCATGTGCCCATATTATTCGCGACCGTAATGGCATGTATGGTCACAAATAAACATACATGTACGGTCAAAGATTGGCTCCGCTATATCAACTCTCTCTGTGTTCATTAGTGGTCATACGTGGTCATCTATGTACATGTGTGGTCATGTGTGATTAGTGGTAGAGTAGGGGATTCTTGATATTCCCTTAAAGGCACTTATTCAATTTCTGGACACATCTGCATGATTATTAGCACACATGACCACGTATCACCATCAATGCCCACGGATGAACCATCAATGCCCCCCATCATTTATGACCACTAATGACCATAAATGTACATCAATGTTGATTCATTATCAAACGGTCTTTGACCGGCTCCGCTATATGATTTCCTTAATATATGATCATATATGATAGCTAAATGTCCATCTCTCTCCATACATAGTCTATATCTATTGTCTCATCTAATGTATCTCTGTAGCGGTGCTTTATCTATTGTCTCATCTAATGTATCTCTATGCGCGTCTCTCTAATTTTATTTCTAATGATAAGCACGATATGGCGCCCTTAGGGGATGCGCTAAGACAACCATCTATGAGAGGCTCTAAGACCATCTATGACCGCACGACAACTTACGAGCGCTTCCTAAGAAGCTTGAGGATTATCTACACAAAAAAAAACGATAAAAAGCCCCTCTGAAACACCAACACCCATAAGGGCATTAATGTTTCAGAGGGGTAATTTTAATTATTTATTAATCATGTTTCATATCTTCCCAGCCACCAACTTATTTCCTTTCCGTAATAGTATTGAAAATGTTCTATTAGTTTATCGTAACTCCACAGCTCTTCAGTCTGCATTTGGTCTAACCAATAACTAAACGCATTCCAATCTTCGGTAAGCATTGGAGCAACACCATACTCAGATTTACCACCCCAATCCTCACCCTCGTCCAATCCATAGATGTCTATGCGACCAGCAGAGTATGATTCGAAAAAATGTTTGTACTTCACCTTCGGTAGTATCTTACCAGAAGTTTCTCTCCACTCGAAAGGTATATTATTATCTTCATACCAACGAGTAGATATTGGGCCCATCCAGTTTGTGCTATAGTGTATCATGTACTAATCTCTGAAGCAGCATTCTCTTTAGAGGTCTCAATCTTCCTTATAAAGTCCAGCCATTGTATTGGTTTGGTTGTCATATATTACAGCTCCATTTTATTTAACAAGTATTCTTCCATATATTCCTTTTTAACCACAGAGAACAGTTTTTCTACAAGACTATTTCTCTCTAATAAGCACATTATCCCTTTAATCTTTTTTACATCTTCCGGATAAAAGGACATAGCTGTACACTCGTAATCCTGAGGCTTTCCATTATAAGCCCGAAAATACAATATACCTCCCCTTTGGTAAATGTCACACTTGTGGCCAAAGCCATCAGGACGCTCATACGCGGTAGCGAGGTAATCTAGGACGTCTACATGAATACTCATTTGGGCACTCCTAGGTAACGAATGTCGACAGTGAACCCCACAGTTTCAAAGGTGAATAACAACTGATCTAACAACTCTTCTTCTGAGGGGGCGTCTACTAATTGCTCTTCAATATCTACAAACCTACGAGGCTTAATCATATGAGCCGTCTGGTCTGGAGGATAAGGTAGTGAGGCATAGGTGTTATTGATGAGCTTATAACTGATGGCATAGCGCATCTTTTAGATATTACCTTTACAAGCGTACACGGTTGGAGCATAAGGGACATTAGAGTCAGTCTTATACGCTACAACTTTCCCTTCTTTAATCAGGGTCTGTAGGGCGTATTGGATATTAAAATAACGACTATTAGTACGATAATTGAGGCGTAAAGATTTAGCAACAGCACCATAAGTAAGGGCGCGACCAGTAGAACGGTTTAAAACATTTAGTACTTTAAGGCTTAAGTTTGACATAGTATATATCTCCTATTGATTTATTAGATGGTTTCGACAAGTGTGATAACAGCAAATTCAGGGCTGTTATCGATTAGGTTTGAAATGTAAATTAATTCTTCTTCAGTGAGGACACGGGGGTCCCTTAGTTGCGGCCTACAGGGGAATTGAAAAGTTACTAAGTAAGTCTTCATCTCTATCCTTCGACTTTTTCAGGGTGTTTACTAATGAATAATTTAAGGGTTCTGTTATCATCTTGAAGGGAAGCAGTAATGCTTTTAATTGAACCGTGAACAGCTACAAAGGTGCGGCCTCGTTCGTCAATAACTTCTAATCGAGTAACAGACTCTAAATCTCCAATAACGTCAAGATGCGGGGTTGGACTCATATCTACCTCTGGCTTTGGCTATCTTTAATTTAGACTCGGTGATTCTGATACTTTCATAAGACTTCACTAACTCTACTCGGGCATTGATTATAGCAATCTTGTCCCCAATATAGTTAGCATCAACAAAAGCGTTTTCAGCTATATCACGCTCTTTCAGATAACGTTCAAGAGTGTCTTCTAGTGTTTGAATCATGGGTGACTTCATAAGGATATACACCCGTAGTTTGGTACGCAATGCATCTGAGGCACTATGACTCCTATGCTTGCTAAGTTCATTGCATAGGCGTATTCCTGGATCTGTTTGGCGGTGTACGGAGTACCGTCGTCATGGACAAACGTTGGGAATTCTTGCGTAGGAATCTTAAGGTCTTCGATAAATGCACAACCGGTGCTTAAGGTAAGAGCCGTTACTAATAAAAGAGTTTTCATAATAATCTCCTTGGGTTAATTAAATAGGCCAGGTTGGTAGGTGTCTTGCTATTACGAACAATATAGATACAAAGAGTGTAGCTGCAACAATTGCTAGAACTACGTCAATTATTTTTGTAAAGAAGAGTTTTATGTATTTCAACATAATATTTTTTCCTTTTAAATTTGAACGCTCACATTAGCACACGAAAGCTTTCGTAGAGCACAGTAACTGCTGCTCCTGACATTAGTAAGTTTGCACAAGCTCGACATGATTTACAGCGTTTAGACAGGTAATACATTAGTTTTTAGTTTTCCTTTTGAGAGTTTTTAGGAAGGACTGTACATCGCCTTCGTGTTTGTTTAACCGAGTAGTCATAGAGGATATGTCCTTTAAAGACCATTCGTATTTTTCTAGTTCATCAGCAATAACATCAAAAAGCTCTTGAGCATCTTCTGGTGTATTCTGACAATATTTAGCTTTCTTCTTCATGAAAGGCATCTTAGCTCTTGCCATCGGGGTACTCCTTGATATCAGCACAGATACTAAGCCAAACGCGGTTAAGCCCTTCACCTATTCCTGGCATTAACATTCTTACTTGTCCTTTAAATTTGAAACCTATTCCAGCATAAAAGACCCCATTGGGGTATCTCTTATAACCATAAGTTTGTCCCCAGAACATATACAACGGACCGAGTCTACGCCAGTTACCTTGTATGGTTGAATCATCTCCAAATGAGTTTGTAAACTTAGCAAAGAACTTATTGTTATGCTCATTCAAAGCACCTATGAAGTTGTTATCCCACTCTTCAACATACTTAACACCTTTAGTATTTAAGTGTTTAACATAGCTGTTATCAATCGTAATCACTTCTTTAGCTCCTCAGAATCGTTATATTGCTGAATAGCATCTTGAACTCGTTCTACCCTGTCTTGCATATCTGCTTGTTCAGCAGTAAGCCCGGGAAACATTTGAGTTACCGCATCGAACAGTGTAGCAATGAGGAAAGAGACGAGAAACATAGTAATTATTACTTGCATTGCAATATCCATAATATTATCCTTTTCTTTAAAAAACCCTCATCCGTTAAGGACAAGGGCTTGAGGGGGTTTAGTGTTTGATTGGTGATGGTGCTGCGTTAACGTCTTCTTCTTTTACTAACGTCTTATCCAGACGCAAAGGGCCGTTGTTAAAAGCCAGAACGACTGCGAGGCACATAACCAACGCAGTCCCTGCTGCACAAGCTAAAACCACTAGTGTCAGCGTTAGGGGTAGTAATAAAAATCGTATAATCATATTCATAGTATATTCCTTATTTAATGTTTTGGATGGTTAGTTTCTTCAATTAAATCTTCAGCTTCGATTACAGTCTCAGGGGCTGCTAGGCCAGTGAGATTAATAGTCATCGGCTTTCGCTCAGTGATTTCTGTCTCAATCTTTTCTGGTACGTGACGGTAGCCGTATCGCATCAGATCATTGATTAGCTTTTGCTTAGTGATAATTAAGGATGCCATTGCTTGAGCACTGTAGCGTCTTGGGTGCTTAGGGTCATCCATCTCTTGAATCATTAGATGGGTGTCATGGAACAGCTCAACCATTGCTCCCATAGGGTCGAATTCGAGCTCCTTCAATCGGTCAACAGAATGTTTACTGAATTGGTTTTTACTACCTTTAGGTCGACCCGACCCAGCTCGCTTGCCACCCCATGCTCCTACATCGGAGGTTGGCTCCGTGGCGTTAGGGTCTACTGCAGTCAAATCTTTGTTGCTTTCATCTTCAGACATCGATGTCTCCTATTTCATATTTGTTTGATTTAGACAAGTTCTCGTGATAAGGAATAACTTGAAGGTTGGTTTCAATAGTCTAACTCCAGCAGTTCATCACCATCAAGCGATTCTGCGAGCACAGGGAGTAACTGAGCTGCTAACATCATTTCGATAACAGCCGCCAGTTCTTCTTTACTGTCTCCGAAAGGCTTTACAGTGTTTTCAGTCCATGATCCTATGCTACCATCTGCGTTATAATAAACTTCAATCATCTCATATACTTCATCATACACTTGTAATATTCGGTAGTTCCAGCTCATATTAACCTCCAAACATAATAAACAATGTGAGCAGATGCTAATATTACTGAGATGTCCCTAATGAACTTAATTACTTTAACAAAGTCATAAGGCTGTTTCTTTTTAGACTTAGGGTCAACCTTAGCACCCGGCGTCTGCTGCACATAGTTTACCATATAATTTTCCTTTAGTTAAATATCGTTTAGCCAAAACATTTTCACCATTGCGGCACAGAGCTCACTACGAACGATCTCATCAAGACCAAAGCGGATCACGGGTACATCGATATTTGATCTCTCACACATCTTTAAGAAGCGAGTCAAGTCGGTACCGTGTTTTACATCGGACTGGGTTTCATCACCTACAAACGCCATAGTAGTCTCATCTCCTACACGGGTTGTAAGTGCTTTTATCTCATCAATAGAAAGGTTCTGAGCCTCATCGACGATCACAAATGCATTCTCGAATGATTGACCACGAATGGTTTCGAGGGGTTGCACTAAGATCGATTTGCCAAAACGACATTCGAAGTCTTTAGGTCCCAGTGCTCTTTTTAGCACGTTAGTAATTGGAGCTAGCCAAGGGGCTAACTTCTCTTCTACGCTACCCGGGAATGAACCAAGTGTTTTACCTGTTGGAACATTAGGACGGGTTAGCACAATTGTTGTAACATCACCACGGAGTAGGGCTTGCGCCGCCATCATACCTGCAATATAAGTCTTACCCGTACCAGCACAACCGATTCCACAAACAAAGGGTTTGGAGCGTAATGCTTCTATAAACTCTTTCTGTAAATCGTTCTTAGGTACTACTGAGTTTGCGGGCTTCTCTTCTCGTTCTTTGATGAACTTTACCTTTTGCGCTCTTTTCATAATGAGGATCTTATTGTTAGTTAGAGGAGGGGGTTATGTGATATACATAACAATAGGCAGGGGTGAGGCCCTAAGGGTCATTAATGTACCCAAAGGGCAGGGGGTTTCTTCTTTAGAAGGTGTCACTTTGATATTTTAGTATGGAGCAGCGATTTTATCAATGATACCATGCTTGATACACTCTTCCGCAGTAAGCCAAACATCAGAAGGGCCTAACAGATTCTTAGTGATATACGAATCAGATTTACCTGTACAGCGCTTGTAATGACTGGCTAACAAGTCAGTTAAGAAGTCCATGTTCTTACGGCTAGCTCGCATCTCGTGATCCTTACCTCCGGAGCCACCTGCATACTGATGCGACATAATAGAAGCAGTCGGTGAAGCAGAGCGGCGGCCTTTAGTACCGGACATCAATGTCAAAATACCGCAAGAAGCTACAAGGCCCATTCCGATTGTAGCAACAGGAATCTTAGATGTACGCATTGTATCAATTAAGTGAAAAGCTGACCTTACTTCACCGCCGGGAGAATTGATGATTAACTTAATCTCATCAGGTTGTTTAGAAGAGGGGAGCATGTTGTATTCCATAATGCGAGCCACAATAGGCATAATGTTCTCTTGATTGAAAGAGCGCGTTAACATAATTACCCCTGTCTCTGCAAGAAGAATACCGGGCGTTTCATAAAGCGATTTAGCGTCATACATATTTTGTTACCTCATTAATTATTAAAAAAAGAGTTTTTGTAAGCTTTTCAAATTACCGATGTACACCTCTAGGTCCACCCATTAGGTCTACTTGTGTAGCGTTAGACGCGTCTATGATAGGCTTGTCCCAATCAGTAGGATGCTTGCCTATTTTGCCTTTTGGTTTCTTTTCAACAGGTTCAGGGAAAGCCATCTGCATTGCTTGGTACACCAAGTCGTGTTGAAAGGTAGACATTTCTACCGCCTCTTCTTCAGTGAGGGTGGAGTCAAGCGCTTGGTAGTATTCCTTAATGATTTTAATTACTTTTAAACGTGGATCTTCGATTGGGTTTGACATATTATTGTTCCTTATTTAGAATGAAAAGTCTAGAGTGTCTAGAACTTTGTTTTTAGTTTTAACGTTAACACCGCCAACAGCACGGCCCGGGGTTGTAGAGCAAGAGACAATGCGCTCTCCTCCGTTTGTTTGTCCTACACAGATGTATCGTTCTTCAAGGTTATAGCCAGTAAGGGCCTGTCTCTCTGTCTCTGCACCGTTTATTTTCTTAGGGAATATAACTAACACTTTAGAAGCATAAAGCTCATAAGAAGGGTCGCACTTTTTAGGTAGTGGAATTGGCTTAGCATTAAGAGGAAATCCTGTTTTACCATTGCAATTCACTATGCAGAGTTTACGATCGTTTACTTCTGGCATGTAAGTGTGGTCTAAAGAAATGTCAGCAGAAGCTTTCCACAGTGGTTCTCGATCCCATCCATTGTTAGATTGATTTCTTATATGTTGGTAACCAGCCGTCCTTGCAGTAGTTATAACAGAAGGGTTAACTGTATGGTCTGAGCTTACCTTTGCACCATTGCGAGCCCAGTAGTTAGAGCATTCAGCACTAAACAAAGCTCTCAGCTTAAGTACACCTTGGTCAGCAGCAGCCTTCTCAGGGCTTATGTCGAAGAACTCATCTCTCAACACTTCTAGCTCTGCAACTCTCATAATTGGAGCAAATGCGGAGCTATAGTGAATCTTACGCTTATGGTTTACGGTCATAATTTTGCTTGTTCGATTAGCACCTGAGAATAACTCACGAGTAGGCCCGTTGTTAGTTCCTTGCCAGAAATGACATTGTAATTGGACTTCTGTATTATAAGTGTGTTTCTCTTCTTGAGCCATATTACGAGCATAAATATAAGCGTCTTTTTCGAAACTTTCAGGAATCCCTAGTATCTCAATTAGTCGAGAAGCAAGAATCTTAGTAGCGTGAATTAATCCTTGCAATTCAGTGAAGGAAGGTAATGGGTGGTTTTGCATGTATTGAGTAGTGTGATGCATAATTTAATCCTTAACTAGTATGAGGTCGCCAAATGGCACGGGGTAATCTTGACTGGTAGACAGCCATGTAACAGGATAATCGGGAGCGTGTTTAGGAAAAGCACCTTGATAAACTTCCATGTCAGAGAAATAAACTAAGTGGTCAGGTGTAATCCCGTGGTACTCAAGGTAGTCAAACACCGGTGTAAATTCTGTACCACCACCACCTCTTGTGTTCAACTGATTTATTTCTTCACCGGGACCATACTCTTCAACTTTGGCAACATTACAGTCTGTGTAAATAACCATAGTTTTCAAAGGCTTAAGCTCAAGTGATACAGCGTTCATTTCAGACAAGTGTCTAACCATCTCTGATTGGCTAACTGAACCACTGGTGTCCAAGGCGAACACTAGGGTATCGATGGTCTCACTGTACATAGATGGCA